ACGGTACTGAAATGCTATTGAAGAAGAATAAGAATGTTATGACTTATTCAGTTCATGAGTATGGAATTTTTCCAGGCACGGGTTTGATGAGCGATTGGAAACACCGTGCCTATAATTTCCCGCTTGCATCCAAGTCGGGCGATGACGCCTTGCTATCTGCTACCGAGGGATTCCTTCAGGCTTGCGATGAATTCCAACCCACGATGATTTTCGTTGCCTGTGGCGCTGATGCTTTGAAGAATGACCCGCTCTCATCCCTTGAGTTCACCAAAGAGGGTTACTTCCAATCCATGCGAATGATTAGGGAGCAATACTTTGACCATCCAATTTTGCTAGGTGGAGCAGGTGGCTACCAGCCTGACACGGAAACCCCTGACTTATGGGCGACAGTTGCGCTCGGACTTATGGCGGTTCAAACCGAGGTTGTAAAACCTTAGGCATTACGATTAGGTCATGACAACAATCATTGCTATCCAATACGATGACAAAGCCGTCATAGGCTCGGACTCACAAACTACTGGAGCAACAGGGCGCAAAGCCGTTCATTCACAGATGGTAAAAATAAGTCAGCGTGGTGAATTTATTATTGCTGGTGCTGGTGAATGTGCGCCTTGCGATATTGCTCAACACATTTGGAATCCGCCAACTCCAACTGGTAAAGACTGGAACAATCTTTATCATTTCATAATTGCAAAAGTTGTACCATCACTTAAGGCTTGCTTCAAAGAGAACGAATACAAATGGGATGTTGATGATGATGAAAGTAAGTTTGGATTTTTAATTCTTGTTGGTGGAGAAATCTTTGAGGTAGGTGATGACTTTTCTATTTCCCTTGATGGCAAAGGATTCTACGGAGTCGGCTCAGGTTCGGACTTAGCAATTGGCGCACTCAGCGCTGGAGCCACAATCAAAGAAGCGCTCAAGATAGCCTCAGAGAATGACGCCTTTACCTCGCCACCTTTTGTAGTACACACGCAACAAAAGCGCTTGAAGGTTGCACCTAAGCCCAAGAAGTAGTATACTAACCCCAGTTGTATAAGAAGGCAGAGAGACTGCTGGACGGATGCGACTAGAGGGAGGTACTAAATGAGCAACCAAACAAAAGAACAAATAACAACAAATCAACTACTTGAATTTGTTGAGTATGTAGATAGTTTCTACAATCCTGTAACGGGTATTTATCCAATCGCAGGAGCGAATGTCGCTGTCGTTACTCAGGCAATCAAGACTTACCTTGACTTGCTACAAACAGATGATGCTCAAACTTGGGGTGATGGAGATAGCCTTGATAGAGAGCGTGTCCGAGATATTATGCTCGGGCAGTTAGGACTAAGTTGAGAATTGTTGAAACATTGATGATTGGCAATGACTTAAAAGCAAAGTTAAGTCATGCCAATTTCAAAAACATTTTGGTACAACACTTGTTGCGTGATGCCAAATTACAGAAAAATCGTGATGAAGAAGGATTGCGTGTTGAAGTAATAAACAAGGCTTCTGACATTTTATCCAACTCTAGCATGTATTTCGTAAAAAGTGAGATGACTGATTTGATAACTTTTGCTGGTGAGAAATTAGATGAAGGGGACATTTTAGATTACAAACTGGCTCCAACTAAACAAGGTTTTGTTTATTTTGAAAAACCCATTCCTTGTGTGGATAACCGTGGCGTGACACTAAGCGTCAATATGGCTTTGTGGTGGTTTGATAAATACAATGATTTATATGTTCTAAAATTCAATGACCAGTATCGAACTCCCGATGAAATTGCAATCGGGATAATAGAAAACGCTCGCAAGTCAAGGGATAAAAACGAAAAAGCCTTTGTTGAAGAGATAGGGCGATTTGGTTTTATTGGTTTATCGATTCATAAAAATAGAACACCGATTGGTAAAACTTTACATGAACCACAGGAAGAAGTAGTCAAGTTTTATGAATCAACCGAGGGCTTAACACCCGTGCCTTCAGCCAACTTTATTAGGACTCTACATGCCTATTGGTTAATGATGAATCAGACCTTGATAAAACTATCTAAAGAAGAGGCTGATAAAAAATTGGCTAGGACTATGAAGAGATTTAATATGCCAACTGAGGTTACGATTGTTCAATATCGTCGGGTTGAGACCGACAAAGAATACAGCGGTGAGAGTTCTGTTGAGTGGTCGCACCGTTGGATTGTTAGGGGTCATTGGAGATGGCAACCATATAAAACTATCGATGGCAAAGATGATGTCAAAAGAATTTGGATTGCTCCATTTATGAAAGGTCCTGACGATAAGCCGTTAATCTTGACCGACAAAATATATGCGTTAGTTCAATAACCAAAAAGAGAGGAGGGTAAATATGAACGAGCAAGAAGTGAACGAAAAGTTTGACAACTTGGTAAAGCCACAGTCTGTTAAACCAAAAAAGGAACCAGCAAAGTTCCCTGAACTGCGATACCTATGGGGTATTACTTTAATCGGAAGTTTTGCCTTGGTTGTCCTTAGCGCGGTAATCAGCACCATCCTTGAAGCCTTGTAATCCGCAGATGCAGATTACTCGGGACTCAAAGTATGTTGGATTAGGAACAGGAATTACTCGGTAACAATCAGCCGAGTGATTCTTGTTTTTCCATGTATCGTTCAGGGTCATAAATAGTTATTGCCTTTGCTATTAAGTGCGGTTGTAAAGTCTTTGCGTGATGCCCACAGAAATAAAGTTCACCATTTAGAAAAGTGGCTCCGACCTTTGCCTTGGCTCCACATCTATCGCAAACATCAAATACTTGAATTGGTGTGCTAACCATCGCGGTCATTTCTTTCGCTTTGACTCAGAGGGATATTTTTCTATGCGCTCTCTTATGTTTCCGTCTTTGCCCATTCGGACTATCCAGCCGTCTTTAATTTGTATTGGATTAAATGACTCACATCTTTTGTATGAGGCTGGCATTATATTTTGCGCTCCCATTTTGTACCATCTTGGACTAAGCCATCTTTGTCGCCATCCTTGGCGTTTGGCTTATAGCCGCTGTTAATTCTTTCTTGGCGCAGAGCAATAATTGAAATAACAATCACCATGGCAATTACTACAATCACTAAAGTTTTCATACTCTCTTCCTCAACAACTCTGCAAAATCTTTCTTCTTAGTTCCGCCATCATAAGACCAAGCGTATCCCTTGTTTACTAATTCCATATTTAGTGAACCTGTTTGTTTATTAACAAATAGCCATCCAAGAATTCTGCCGTACTTCTCTGAACTGTCTACCTTCTCGGTACGAATGACAATATCGGTTGCTCCATCTAAAGCCTTCTTCAAATACTCTTTGACTTCTTGCCCTAGGATTTTTTCTCTAGCATCTGTTGTCCTAGATTCAGGAGTGTCAATACCAGCAAGGCGAACTCGAGATGTAAAAGAAATATCAAAACCTAAATCGATGACCACATCAATCGTGTCACCGTCTACAACTTTTAGAACTTGTTTGACTCGGTACTCATACATTACTTAAGACGCCCAGCATTTTTATCATTGACTGGACCTCCGACAATCCAAGCCCGACAAGTACGAGCGCTCGCACATTTGAAATCAAAAGCCTCGCAATATCCCAACTCACCAGCCTCGGCTACATCCCAAGCAGTTTCGCGGGTATCGCCTTGGGCTAATCCGCCCTCGATACATTGGAGCATCTCTGAGGTTTGAATAAAAGCGGCGCAGTTGCCACATCTTTGTTTCTTGGCTTCCTCGGCGCTTACACCCCATTCAGCCCCCATCTTTGCCCAGTAGTCATCATTAGGCTCGGATGGATTTAGAGGACCGTACATAGCCGTTTCTATGGCTTTAGCACGGTTCTCAAGGTTGGCTCTTACATCCTGCGTCGCGGTTGGGCATACTGCCTTTAAGAGTGCGGAGACTGCTGGTGTAAGAGACATGAGAGAAGCGTATCAGCAAGGGCTTGTCCGATTTGTACCTATAAAGATTTTTGGTGTTTCGGGATGATTATTAACCCTAGTTGTGTTATACTGGTGTAGTCCTGAGAGGAGGACAGAATGAAGAAAGTCTACGAGGTCGAGTTCCAAGGTCAGAAACAAAAGTATTACTTTGAAAACAAACAAAAGGCT